ATGCGATAGCTAATGGTCACCTCGTTAGCATGTGTAGCAGCGTGGGATTCAAGACCCGAGGAGGGCGAGATAAAGATGGATTCTTGACTCCGAGCAGACGACCCTGGATGCACGCGATGCTTATCGCAGGTGTGGACGACGCTTTTAAGCGCCCTGGCGGTCTTATTATAAATTCATGGGGTTGCTTTGATGAGCAGACTGAAATTCTCACAGACGAGGGTTGGAAACTTTTCAAAGACTTAAATGAATCTGAAAAAGTAGCGACCTTGAACCAAGAAACACATGAACTTGAATACCAAATCCCAACTTGTTACCATCGGTATCCCTACCATGATTATCTATGGCATCATAAGTCTAGGGATATTGATTTAGTTACTACTCCGAATCATAATTTGTATGTAGCTAAACGTGATAAACCTGATGATTGGTTTTTAACTCGTGCTGACGAGTGCATTCAAACTATTAAAATGAAAAAGGACGCCAACAATTCACAACCTGACAAAAAAACTCATCGAGTAGGGGATACTGAAATTTCGATGGATTTGTGGTTAGAATTTCTCGGTTACTTTTTATCTGAAGGGTATACTAGTGAAAATCAATCATACTACCAAGGGGCGAAAAATGGGACACAAAGAACAGTAGGTATTTGTCAAACTAATCAAGTTAATTACGAGATTATTCGAGTTTGTTTGAACCAACTACCATTTAAGTTTAATCCCCAGGATGGCACATTTCTAAATCACATGAGTAGGGATTTACTCACAGCATTAAAGCCATTTGGTAAAGCTCACGAAAAATATATTCCTGATTACGTCTGGGGATGCTCTGCCCGTCAATTGAGAATATTGTACGAGGCTTTGATGCTTGGGGATGGGTCGATTAGTTTAGGCAACACAGGAACCAAGCGAACTTATTACACATCGTCTAAGCGATTAGCTGACGATTTTCAACGTTTACTGTTACATTGCGGATTTGCAGGAGATATTTCATACACAGACCGGCGAGGACATGATAATGGAACAGGTGGAATTACTCGGTACATTGAATATCGAATAGGGATTAAAGTAAAAGCCTTAGAACAAAATATAACATATAAACCTATACTCCTACCTTATCGGGGGGAAGTATTTTGTGTTACAACCCCAAATCAAGTTATTTATGTACGAAGAAATGGTCGTGCTGTATGGGCAGGTAATTCTAATTGGGTATATGGCCCAAAACGTCATGGACAACCAGAAGGTTCTTTCTGGGCCGACGCAAGCGTTATTGATCGTGGTCTGAGGCAGGGTGATAGTATTGCCATGAGTGCATACCTTGGTTACCCGCGTATGGACCTGGATTATCGTTTTTGGTAAGAGTTATGCGGGGTGGTAGTTTGGCGACTATTGTCTTGGGTGTGAGGGAAAAATGCGATTTCTAGCAGCAATTTTAATCATCGTAACGATGGGTGGGTGCTATGCTGAAGCTTATGAGAAAGGTGATTGGACTGTTCTTGGGTCTTTGGAGGTCCTGGAAGAAGGGTCAAAAGATAGATATACCAGAGACAGTGGAGAAGATATCCGATCTGGGGGAAACATACTTAGATCATTCCGGCGTACCGCCGCTCGACTCCAAGAGTACGATGGACTCAAAGCCAACGGAGCGTTCAAACGCGAAGGACTCGACTGGACCCGTAGACCCCTCGCTAGCCAGCAAACTGGCGAAGCGCAAGGAGGAGCGGAAGCAAAGGCGCGAACAGAGGAAAGCTGGGGATGGTCGCAAGAAACCGTCATAATCCCTGAGACAGCGAAGAATTACATGATATTCTTCACGATGGAGGGTTGCCCTGCTTGTCGGACTATGTTTCCGATCATTCGAGACTTAAAAGATCAAGGGTTTGATATTTATGTAATTTACCATCGTACTAATGTAGAGATGGTAAACCAACATCAAGTAACTAGCTTCCCGACGATGGTAATCTATAGCGACGGAGATCAAGTGAAAAGGTATCGAGGGGTAGTGACACCAGAGTCAATTACAGATTACCTACAGAAACCTAAAGCACCCGACAATTCCGACCGCACACGATACGATTTCGTAGACGGTCCTAGTCAATACAAACTATGGTAACCAAATGAGCGACGACGAAAAACAATCTGAAGACACAACTGAAGAACCGCGTGGTTTACTTCGGTATCGCCGAGATCGACGCATCCAGCAAGAGGCTGTGGATGCTCAGGCCGAGGGCATGGCTGAGATGGAAGCGGCTAAAGTAGATGAACCACAAATTGAGCAAGCAACAGACGAAGAAGTTTTATTGGATGGTGAGGGGGACGAAGAGTTTCTTCAACATGCCCTCCAATTTAGGGATCGACCTGACCGATTTCGCGGCGATTACAAGTTCGTTACACGACTTGCCGCACGTCGAGCGCGTCGGCGTAAACAAATTACTGCGGTTGAGCATGAACAAGTTCTCAGCCTGATTAGAAAACCTATACGATTGCATAAGGAAACTAAACGACCATTCGACGCATGGCAAGAATTTGAAAATCAAATTCGAGCCCAAATGCCAAAGGAAATGGCAGCTAAAGATGGTCTTGATTGGAGTGACCTGTGGAAGCAGATGGTAGAATGGTTCAAAGAAAATTGGATGACCGTTCTTAAAGTCGCCCTGTCAATTCTTCTTATGGTAATCTAAATACTCGGGAGGGTATCAATAATGTTTCAACTTCCAATGACACCACTCGGTACTTTCAAGATTGTTCTTGAAATTCACGAAGACAAGGGGTACAATCGCGTCGAGATGTTGCCTCGACCTATGTTGGATCTTCAAGGCGAGCCCAATTTGATTGTCTATACGGCAGTCAACAGTGATGGGCAAGTTTTACAAATCTTAGCCCATGAGCCTAAGAAGGGCTGGGTTGAACATGATCCAAAACGACATCGACCAGAGAACTTCCAGAAGCCAGCACCGAAGCCAGCACCGAAGCCAGCACCGAAGCCAGCACCGAAGCCAGCACCGAAGCCAGAGCCAACGGGTCCAGATAATTTACATCTGAAGTCAGAGGTCGCAATGGTGTCGATGGAATCTGCACCTAAACCGGAACCTACGCTGTCACCAAGAGACGAGAGACGGCTGCGACGTAAAAAGCGAAGACCGATTCCGCCAGCCGGGCCGGATTCTGTGAAAGTTGAGTCCGCTCCCAGCCCCAAAGGTGGGAAGGTTGTAGCGGCAAAGGTTTCCAACCATGTTGAGCCTAAGCAGAGTATGGCACCGCCTACTAAAGTCAAGACAATGCCTTTACCGCCGAAGTCAACGCCTCCTAACCCCAAAGATCAGTAAACGGAATACGAGATCGCTCTTGATGAAATGCCTCCTAACCCACTCCGACCGTCTGACTACTGAACAAGACCGTTAGAGTTAAATACGACACCTGAGCGATCTCTTACTAAAATGAATGAACGAATTACTTCACGAGCTAAGAACGTCGATAGCCGAAGGCTTACGCAGCAAGACAATTTCGAGTTGCACCAAATGGGCTTCACGGCGTCGAATCATGGGCGAAGAGACGGACTTTCCGGGTCCGTTTTCCTTCAAGTACCATCCGTGGTGCCGAGAGATCTCCGATTCGACAGCTTCATTCAACACTGCTATGAAAGGGGCGCAACTAGGTGTTACCGAAATCGCCATCAATCGAGCCTTTTACACGGTCGATGTTCTGAAGAAGGCGGTTCTGTATGTACTACCAACCCAACTCAATGCGTCCGACTTTTCAAAAACGCGATTCAGTGGTGCCTTACACAATTCCGACTACTTAAAAGGCTTGTTTACAGACACCAATACTGTTGGCCTCAAACAAGCTGGAGCCGTACCGCTGTATATTCGAGGTTCACGCGGAGACAGCAATCTAAAATCCATCCCAGTCTCATACTTGATTCTGGACGAAATGGACGAAATGGATCAGCGAGCTATTTGGCTCGCATTAGAACGTTTATCAGGGCATGTCGAGAAGAGTGTTCTGGCAATCAGTACACCTACACTTCCAAAGTACGGGGTTCACAAGTTATACCTCAAGGGGACAATGGAAGAATGGGTATTTCAATGCCCACACTGTGGGAAGTGGACTGAGTTAGTATGGCCCGATTGTGTTGAGATACATGGGGAAGACGTAAACGACCCAAAATGTCACAACTCCTTTTTGAAATGTAAAGAATGTCAACACAGATTAGATCATACCATAAAACCTGAGTGGCTAGAGAGTGCGAAATGGCATGTTACCAACCCTGAAGCAGATGACGGTCATCGAAGTTTCCATGTCAACCAGTTGTATTCTTACACGGTGTCCCCAGGCGAGCTTGTAATTGCTTATTTTCGTGGGTTAGGTGACGAAGCAGCAAATGTTGAATTTCATAACTCAAAACTTGGAATTCCATACATCCCAGACGGTGGGCAAATTGATGACGATATGTTGGATAACTGTTTATCCAACTACACAACTCAAGAGACACGCCCCACAGAAAGTGGTCGATTGATCGTCATGGGGGTTGACCAAGGTAAATGGCACAACATTGAAATTACGGAATACTTTTTTGACACTTATTCACACGATCTCAATGTCGCCGCAACAGCAAAGATTCTATGGACGGGGAAGATACTGGAAGATGAGTTCCATAAGTTAGACGAGTTGATGCGTGAGTGGCAGATAATGCACTGTGTAATTGACCCCGACCCACAAATCAACGACGCCCGACGTTTTGCACGCAGATTTCCAGGTTACGTAACACTTTGTCGGTACAGGCGAGGACAAGCGGGGAAAGAAATTTCGATTCAAGA